CCGATCTTACACAGAGAACGGAGAATATTTTTCTATTGCTGTTCATGAGAAAATAAAAACCCCTAAAGAAGAAGAACTTGAAATTGATTACATTTATAAAAGAATAAAAAATGAGGCTAATCAAGAAAGAGATTGGCCCGGAAGGGAGTTACCATTACCATAGGCTTCTTGGCGGAATTGGCAGACGCGCTAGACTCAAAATCTAGTGTTCGCAAGAACATAAGGGTTCGATTCCCTTAGGAGCCACAAAAAATACATCAATGACAATAACAACTGAAGCAGATGTAACCGTAAAATGTGCCAAATGTGGCAATGAATTAGATGGTGATGGCGATATGGCACGAAATGGATACGTAATAACCATTGAATTTTGTCCTACTTGCGAAAAAGCTATGAAGGATGAAATTGAAGATCGAGATGGTATTATTTCTGATTTTGAAAACCAAGTATCTTCACTTGAAGATGAAATTGAAGATCGAGATGGTATTATTTCTGATTTTGAAAACCAAGTATCTTCACTTGAAGATGAAATTGAAGCATTAAAAGTTGCATTAACTTATGAAAAATTAAAATCAAATGGAAAGACAAGTACTTCAAATAACGATAAAAAAGGTTAAAGCCCCAAAAACAAGGTTTGGAAAATGGTTTTATTGGAAAGTCTATTTTCCATTTTGGAGAATTTGGAGACCTAAGATGTTATCTAAAGTATTTAAATTTCTTGCAGAAATAACCTTTTCAATGTTACCAAAGTCAGAGCAAAAAAGAATATTAGAAGAATCAAACGATTTTGATGTTGTCGTAAAATATGACAATAATGACAAAAATGCTGCTGAAGATATGACAAAATAGGCAGCAAAATATAAATGGCATAAATTTTGCACTATGAATAGTGAAGATTATTATAATAGAGACCGATCATTTGAATATAAAGTAGTATTTTGGTGCTTAATATTAATGGTCGTAGGAAGCATAATTCTAAGTTTTTTAGGATGAAACTTTTTAAAATTTGGATATATAAATTATAAATAAGATTATCATGAAGTAGGTACATCAAAAATTAGTCGTAATTACCAGACAGGATTTATCCGCTGGTTATCAAGCAGTTCAATCTGCTCACGCAGCAATCGAATTTCAACATGAACATCCTGAAATTGCTAAACAATGGAACACAGAATCAAAGTATTTAGTTTTCCTTTCAGTTCCCAACGAACAATCACTTTTACATTTATTAGAAAAGATCAAAATACGAGAATTAAAACATTCTGTATTTCGCGAACCTGACATTAATAATCAGGTTACTGCTATTGCTGTGGAACCTTCAGAAAGAACAATGAAATTAACATCTAATTTACCTTTAACTTTGAATTATTAACTAAAATAAATATAGCTATGAAGTAGACTTGCAAACCACCGTAACGATTATTATTTTTTATCCAGTAAACTTTTAAATTAATTAACTAAAATAAAAAATAATAATCATGGAAACAATTGAAAAAGCAATGGTAAACGTTTTAAAAAACGACATTAAGAAACTTGTTGAAGAACAAAAATCTTTGAAAAACTTCAGAAAAACTGTTAACTTCAGAAGAAAGAAGAAAAATGGAACCTTCTATAGCTGCATACAAACATTTGGTCAATAGAGAAAAATTAAGAATCATGTATGCTGCTTATGGTTTAATGAGAGGAAAATCATTTGAAGAAATTGAAAAACGTTCAGATACAACTGAACCTCATCCTCTTAATAAGTTCGTCAACCAAATAAACAAGGTGAAAGAACATTATTTCCATTCCGTAATGGAAGCAGTAGAAAAATAAAATCTGGGGGTGAAACTCCCCCACAAGGCTTTGTAGTTCAGTGGTAGAACACCGGTCTCTAAAACCGCGGACGAGGGTTCGATTCCCTCCATCGCCACAAAAAATTTAGTTATGAAATGGCTTTCAATTTTACTACTATTTTTGTGCACTTCATTATATTGTCAATATAGTGTTGACGATATTGATGGAAACAATTATAAAGTTGTTTTAATTGGTGATCAGTGGTGGATGGCAGAAAATCTTAGAACCACTAGATTTAATAATGGAAATAGCATACCTAATATTATCGATTCTTTGGAATGGATTGGAACTGAAACTCCTGCGTACTGTTGGTATAAAAACGATAATTCTTATAAATCAACTTATGGAGCTTTATATAATTGGTATACTGCTTCATCCGATGTATGCCCAATAGGATGGAAAGTTCCCTCCAATTCAGATTTTTATAAATTAATAAAACATCTGGACCCAACTACAGATACTGTATCAGTATTATTAAGCGAAACCACTGGAAAAATGTTAAAATTATCAGGACATTCTTTTTGGCCACCATACGAAGATATTGATGGGTCGAACATCACTGGGTTTTCTGCTATTGGGGCAGGATGTAGAGGGTGGTCTGGTTGGTTTAATTCTGCACCATATTTTGGATATTTTTGGTGTTCAGATAATTGGAGTGTTGCATTAAGATGGGCTACAGATAGAATTTTTATGGGTGATAATGTTTCAAAATACGTTGGAATATCTATTAGATGTGTTAAATCAGACAGTAACCCCCCTGAAAGAAAAATACCTGTTATCATTTAAAACTTTGTCTGTATTTATACATAAAAATTTAGATAAATATAAAAATAGTAAATCTATGTTATCACCACAACAAATGATTGAAAGCCTCAATAAACAGCGTGACGGCTTTCTTCAAATACGCGAAGATTCCTGGAATCCAAAAACTTTTAAATATGAAGTTGAAGATCCAAAAATAGATGAATTAAGCGACGAAATTTTTTCCTTAATCAAGGAACATCGAAATAATCTTTCTTTTGAATTTATTATAGAGCAATTAACCAAATTGGGTCATTCTCCAGCTCTTCTTTATGATGATGATGGAAGGTTTGCAATCATTTGTGATGGCTATCAGTCTGTTCCTCAGGATGAAGCATCAGACATAGAAATGCAATATTTTGTAGAAAAGAAACATTGGAAAAATTCTATTAGAGAAGCATTAGATTACTATTTGGATAGCGAAGACGAATAATCGGGATGTAGTTCAGTTGGTTAGAATGCTAGTTTTGGGAACTAGTGGTCACTGGTTCGAGTCCAGTTATCCCGACTACCCTAAAACCAAAATAAATGATATGAAATGGAAAAATTAACTTTGGAAACGTTCAAGGAAAAAGTTTTTAAAATGGATAATAACGATTGGAAATTTGAAGGAACAAAACCAGCTATAATAGATTTTTATGCTGATTGGTGTGGTCCTTGCAAAATGGTAGCTCCAATACTTGAAAAAATATCCGAAGAATACAATGGCAAATTAGACATTTACAAAGTTGATGTTGATACTCAATATGAATTATCTGCGTTTTTTGGAATAAGAAGCATTCCTACTATTTTATTTATACCCATAGAAGGCAAACCAGAAATGATGGTTGGTTCACTTCCAAAACATAAAATAGAAGATGCTATACAAAATAAACTATTAAAACAGGCTGTAGCATAAATAGCAACACAAATATATAAAATAAAAAGTGTTGCCAAACGAAAAAGATTTTAAAGATTTATGTGAACAACATCTATCAATGCGAAGTGCCCAAAAAGCACTTAAAGATTTATATGGAATTTCAAGACATGAATCGTTTATATTAGCGAAAAAATTTAATTGTTGGATTCCAAATAAAAGTGGAAAAGGAATTAACAAACCTAGAAAAGATAAAACAAAATTAGAAGATATATTAAATGGTTTTTACCCAAATTATAAAACATTCACATTAAAAAATAGATTATTTGAAGAAAAAATTAAAGAAGAAAAGTGTGAGGAATGCAATATAACAGAGTGGAATGGAAAAAAAATAAAATTTGAATTACATCACTTAGATGGAAACAAACGAAATCATAAATTAGAAAATTTAAAAGTATTATGTCCGAATTGTCATTCTCAAACTCCAACGTATTGTAGAAAAAATAATGTCCTTTAGTATAATGGTAGTACACAGGGTTTTGGTCCCTGGTGTCAGAGTTCGAATCTCTGGGGGACAACTATTACTAAAATAAAAATGTTATGTTATGAGATCATGTGTTTGCTCTTTGCCTGATATGTATGGGCCCGAAGTTTGTAAGCGTTGTTCTAACGCTTTAGAAGATTCTTATCCACAAAATCCTACGACAGCACCTTATTCATGGCAGCCAAAAACAAAAAACATCAAACGAATAACGAGAACAATAGACAAATATGATGCTGAAGGAAAGCTTATCGGAAGAGAAGTGATAACTGAGGAAGTTGAAGATATTGAAAAAGAAGTTTGGGAACCTATGTGGGGTTCATCTGGAACTATAATTGTAACTTCAACAAATCAACCAGTTGAAATAAGTGGAAATACTGTTACTTATAAAAATGATACTCCATTTACATTAACGAATGGTGTTTCTGCACTAAGTAACACTTGTTTGGTCAATTGAAATTTATATATAAATAAATTTTAACAGAAATTTAACAGCAAATATTTTTTTGGATTAAAAACTAGTATTATATTTGCTGTATATAAAATCTAGTTGTAGTAAGACTAAGAGGTACTTCGTCTGGTAATGATAAAAAGACTCTGGTCAATTTTCTCAACGAAATTTTAGTTCTTTAAGGTATTATTCAGTTGTAGTAAGAGACGGGATTACTTCGTAAAATTCAGCAAAAATTTAATTGAACCATATCCCCCTCGGTTTTCTCAACATTTTTGATATTCTATAAATAGCGTTATGGATCGAAAAGCCTGAGAAGACCATTGTGTTTACTCAGGCTTTTTTTGTTTAGAGTGCTCGCTGCACACACATAGTACATAGGAACCTTTATTTTGTAACTTTAAAATTAATAATATGACTGTAGAAGTTGTTTTGTCGACCATTAAAAATGAAGTTAAGGATGCTGATAAGGCTTCATTTTGGAAAGAGTGTTATCATGAGGATGAAGTAACTCCTCAGATGTTGAAAAATGGAAAAGACTGGTATCGTTACCATGTAAAATTTGATGGAACGAAGGCCATTCAAATAACAAAAACAGAAAAAATATCTGGTTAATTTTTAAAATTTTTCTTAGTATAAACTATAGTAATTAAAGAAAGGAGGACAATTATGTCTAAGTACAATGTTAAGAGAGAACCTGTGGTTAAGGAAACCACAACTCATGAAGGAGGACAGGGATTTACCCAGCGCCCAGAAGCCGAACTTATCGGACTTCTTTCAACCGGAATTCAGAACACCTTCTACGAAAAGGAATCTGAACGTGAAACTCGTCTAAAGGCGCTTGTTGACAAGCTCTCAAAGACTAATAAGCTATTCGTGGCTAAGGCCCTTGTATACGCTCGTAGCGTATTTGGCCAGAGAACTGTAACTCACCTTGGTGCTGTAGACCTTCTACCACATCTTTCAGGAGATGAGCTTGGTAAGAGATTCTTCACTAAGCGTGACCGTAAGGCAAACCGTGGAGGTATTGTTTATCGTCTTGATGACATGGCCGAAATTCTTGCTTGCTACATGGCAAAGAACAAGATTAAGGTTGAAGACAAGTGGACTATGCCTAGAGCTATGAAGCTTGGATTCAAGGCTGCTATCGAAGACGCCGATACATATGAACTTGCAAAGTACCAGCTTAAGGGAAATGCAGTCAGCCTTGTTGACATCGTTAACCTTGTTCACCCTGTTCCTTCAAAGAGAAACGGAACAATCAAGGTTTCACTTGATGAATTCAAGAAGGCTATAGCCGGAACTAAGTTTGAAAAGGAATATGACTTTTCACAGCTAAAGGCTGATGAAACCGTTATGGAAATTCCTGCTCTTCGTGCTCTTGTTCTTGGAATTCTAAAGCAGTTCAACACTGTTGAAGACAAGAACACTGATGCTGGACAGGAAGTGGCTGAACTTGTTAAGTCAGGTGAAGTTACTAAGGAAGAAGCTGAAAAGCTCCTTGTTGAAAAGAAGACTGAAAACTACGAAGAACTTATCAAGACCAAGAAGATTGGTTACCTTGCTCTTCTTCGTAACCTTAGAAACATAATCAAGACTGATAATTCAGAACTTCTTGATATGGCTTGTGAACTACTTGTGAACAAGGATTTCATCCGTAAGTCACTTGTATGGCCACACCAAATAGATTTATGTAACGAAGTTCTTCAGAGCGAATTTCGTCCAACACAGTTGGGAAAAGTACTAATAGCTCTTAATACTGCGTATGAACGTTCAATTCCTAACTTAAAAGAACTTATGCCTGAACGTAAAACAGCCGTAGTATATGATTCGTCTGGATCTATGTCAACACAGATTTCTTTAGAAGAACACAAAAGAGGTATCGCTAGTGCACTTGATAAGGCAGCATTAATTGGTGCAACTTTTGCAAAAGGTTTAAACGCAGATGTTTATACATTCGCAAATTCATGCCGTATGTGTACATTTAATCCTACTGACAGTGTTAACACTATAAAGAAATCAATACTTAGTAGCGCTATGCACGGTGGAACTGTATGGGGTACTATTTTTCCTGAACTCTTAAGACAAGGAGGATATGAAAGAATTATTATCATTTCAGACGAACAATCACATGATAATGCTCTTAACTCATACAAGGAATATTGCAATAAATATGGTACTCCATATCTTTACATTGTTAATATTTGTGGATACGGGCCTACTGTTAATATTAAAGAAAATGATAAAACTTATCGTTTATTTGGATATACACAAGATATTTACATGAAAGCAACAACTGCCGAAATAAATATTGATCAAGTTATCGAACAAATTAATAAAATTGAAATTTAAAAAGAGGGGTTAATTCCCCTCTTTATTTTTGCAATTTTCGAAGTGATAATGTTTCATACCAGCAATGCCACCAATTTTATTACAATACGGGCATTGCACTTGGATTTGTTTTTTTCCTTTTTTTGTATTAGACATTTTTAATAAAGATTCTTTTTTATGATGTTTTGAAAACATAGGATTTTTTTCTCCTTTATGAGAAATATTTTTTAATTTTTGAATAGTTTCTTCTTTATAAATTTTTGTTTTGCCCTTATTCCAAGGGTCTTTTCCTTTTCTTGCATTACTTTGTTTTCTTTTAGCTTCTTCGGTGTGTTTTTTATTAAACATTCCATTTTTATTTCCTTTTCGGGATTTACTCATTTTTTCTTTAGTTTCTTCAGAAAAACATCCAACAAAACCTACGCCTCCAATTGGACTTAAATTATAGCCATTAGGATATAGTGTATTATATTCTTGAATATATTTTTCCTGCGCATTAAAAGCTTCTTCTTTAGTATTAAAAAATTCAAGTATTTCACGTTTAAAGTTTTGTAATCCATATTCATTAAGTGCATTTTGGAAATAAGGGCGTCCACTTCCTAAATAATTATCATTTAAATTATTAGTTGAGTGATCACCTATATACTGCTTTCCGTTTAACAAATTAGTTGTAATGTAAACAAAATAATACTTTTTTTCCATTAGCGCTTTTATTTATATATTCATAAGAACTTGCTCTTGAAGTGATGTATAAAAATTTAACAAATATTTAACAAAACATATTTCTTTATTTCAGATATAATTATTATATTTGTTCAACTATTTAATTAAATTTTATTAACAAAAAATTTCAAGAAATGAAAAAAATTTTATTATTCTTAGGGATCACTTTATTAATATCATGCAACCCTAATAAAGATTATATAAATCTTATTAAAAATTATGAAAGTACAATTTCAGATGAAGTAAAAATGGATCTTAAATTTAAATGTTTAGATTTTAAAATAATAGATGAAATCACTGGTTTAGATTCTGCAGAGATTTATGAAAAAAATATCTTAATTGAATATAGTGCCGACGTTGCGTCTAATTATGATCCTATTGAAGGTTTTACAGGATATATCGGCTATAATAAAATTCGAAAATATTATGGTCAGCCGGCACTTGATACTATAGAGTTTAAAAAGTGTATCGCATATTTAGATTCTATAAAGCCCTTAATGAAAAAAAATCTAAATGATTTTGAAGCATATGAAAGAAAAGAAGAAGCATTAAAAGAAAGAGACTTTTTATTGTGGTATGATATTTATAAAAATAGTAAAACATCCATGTATGTAATAATATTTAAAAATTATTTAAAGTCTATTGATACATTGAAATCAATGTTAGACAAATATCAATATTATCTAAATAATAAAGATTATGTATATGTTAGAGAAGTAGAATGTAGATTTACGAAAATAAACCCATTTTTAAAACAAAAACAAGAAATTACAAGAAAATATTATATAGACAAAAATAATAACCTTAAAACTGTAAATAGCGATAATGAAAATCTAAAAGGTTTATTAGATACTGTGTTAAATTGATTGAAATCTAATACTCGAAAGGGCGCATTTTGAAATAAAGGAATTGAAGGGAAGAAGAAATTCTTCCCTTTGTTATTTTTATAAAAAAATTAACACTTTTTTGAACACCGTATCATATTTTTTATTATATTTGTATTAATCTATAAAATATGATGAAACGATTTTTTCTTAAAACAGCTTACTTACTTGGTCAGGAATCCAAGTGCGTATCTAAACAGGTAGGATGTGTTATCGCAAAAGATAAACGCATCATATCAACTGGCATAAACGGAACACCTCCCGGTTATAAGAATTGTTGCGACCAATTTCCTGATTACAATCCTGAAACAGATAGAGAAAAACATCACGCATGGTCAAGAATCTATGAAGTTCATGCCGAAATGAACGCTATAGCTTTTGCAGCTAAAAACGACATAGGCATTGAAGGCGCTGAACTTTATACGATTCTTCAACCATGCGATGAGTGCCTTAAGAACATTATAGCTGCAGGAATAAAAAAGATTTATTACGTTGTACCTTATGACAAAGCAACTTTGAATAATGAGCTTTGGTGTAAAATTACAAACGAAATGGTTATAGACCCGATATTAAACAAATGGCTTAAAAAACAAGAATCATGAATTACGAACTAGTAGTCTCAAAAATACGAGAGCAATTAAAAAAATATATACAGGTACATGATATTAAAGCGCTTGTTCTTGGAGTCTCCGGAGGAATGGAT